TGCAAGGGAGTTTTTCGGCACGATAATTGCAGGGAGGTTTTTCGGCACGATAATTGCAGGGAGGTTTTTCGGCACGATAATTGCAGGGAGGTTTTTCGGCACGATAATTGCAAGGGAAAAATAAATTTAAAATAACTTGCTTTTTTACTTGCATAGAAATAAAAAACGAGGTATATTGCTATTGCAAGGTTCGGAAACGGACTTGCCTGCGGGGAGAACCCGTAGCCTATAACTTAATACCTATAATTATGCAAAACGCAAAAAACGCAAAGAATGCAACCGCAACCGCTCCGGTAACCGAACTCCGCTATTATAAGGCGGAACCGGATAAGACGATTAAAACCGAAATAGGGAGAGCGGTTAGCAAATCCTACGAAATTCCGGCAGTTGCGCAAGCTCGTAAGGTACGAAAGGGTTGCTCCGTCCGACTTTCGTCCGAACCTGCAAGCGCAGAACGGCATTACGAGAGCGTCCGTAAAGCTTACGATGCGGAGGGCATTAACCTTGCAGGGCATATCCCCTTTCGGGGGCGACTTCGGAAAATAGGAGAGCTTTCTCTTCCGGTCTCGGAAGGGAGGCAAGCGAGCAACCCTGCAACCGCAGAAAAGGTTTATATTTTCCGAGACGCAGAAAGGTTATTGCCGGAACCGGAAGCGAAACCGGAACCGAAACCGGAAGGCAAAGTAAACCGGAAGGCAAAGTAAACCGGAAGGGGAGGGAGGGGAAACCCTCCCTTTTCCCGTTTCGCAGAATTTTTTTATATACCCCCACCCCCTAACGTCGACCAGCACTCTCCGAACTACTTAAACCCTTTACTTTTCCCCTAAAAACGAACACCGCAATATCTTAACACAAATCAAGAACGCAACACAAATGATACACATGACCGTTCCCAGCTCAGCCACCGAGCAGTTACCGTGCAACTATCACCGCTCTCCAAACCGCACCCAACTTTCCATATCTAAAGTCACACTGATTTCCAAAATCCAAAATTTTTCCGCCAAAAATTTACAATGTCAAAAACAAAAATTTTTAACTTGCACCGTGCAAATAAAAGCCGTATATTCAGTTATATGGTAACCCCAAGACCATTTGAATTAAAACTATACAATAATGGCTAAAAGAAAACAAAACGGTGGACATTCTATAGTAATGCACGGCTTCGATGATCAAATAGCCGAACACCATATACCGGATACTGTATCTGAACAAGAGGAAAAGCGTCAGATTGATTACAAGTCAGGGCGGAATGGCGTGCAATTAAGCAAAATGCAATCAAAAACACGCAGGCTAGTTAATACGATTGAGTACGTAGCCGATATCATATCCAAGAATATTGATGAGGATATTGCTCAACTTACGCCTTATCAGAGAGTTTCCCTCTGGAAAGACCTTCAAGAATATCTCCGTCCGAAACTTCAGCGAAAGGAGATTGTTGGTGAAGAGGGTGGTCCTGTAAAAACTCAGCATACGGTGATACTTAAACCGCACGCATCGCCAGCTTTGGAGAGCGGAGGGTGTGCGAATATGGTAGAGACGATGGAGACCGATACTCATACGCTGACTTCGGTTACACAGGTTGAGGATGATGGGACAATTTCTCACAATATTTCTACAATTCGTAACGTTCCTGATATGGATGAGGATGATACCGTGCAGGAAGTTGATGTGGAGATTGTGCAATGATTGATGAACAATATAATCTTACTCATTATGATGATGGTGAGTGGGATGAGGAAGTTGATTTTTCTGATTATAAGAAAAAACAGGAAAAGCTGACTGAGTTTGTTCTAAACTATCATGAGTATTTTGACCCTCTATACAATGATGAGAGTCCTGATGCGAAGAATCGCTATTTTGTTTTCTACGGTGGGCGAGCTGGGAGAAAGTCATGGGAAATTGCCCGTGCGCTTTTGATCAAGGCGACTACTCAGCAACTTCGTATTGTATGCGTTCGTGAATACCAGAATTCGATTGCTGATTCTGTACACGCGCTTCTGAAAGATCAGATGGCTTTGCTTGGAATTGCTGATCAGTTTGACCCTCAAAAGTCCACCATCTATCATAAGGATACTGGCACGCAGTTTATATACAAGGGTTTGGCGAACTCGAACGCACAGAGTATGAAATCTCTGGAAGGCGCTGATATATGCTGGGTTGAAGAGGCGCAGGTGATGAGTGAGAACAGCTGGAAAATCTTGATACCGACGATTCGTAAACCTGGAAGTATCATTATCATAAGTCTTAACCCAGAGTTGGCAGAAGACCCAACCAGCGTTAGATTTTTGATTAATACCCCTCCAAATACATATATAAGAAAAATTTCGTACCTTGATAACGTTGATTGTTCTCCAGAAATTATTCAAGAGGCGGAGTGGTGCAAATTAACTGACCCTGATGCCTATAAGCACGTGTGGCTTGGTGATTTTAGACGACATAGTGATTCGCAGGTATTGAAAGATAAGTGGCGAGTTGAGCCTTTTGAGGTAGGAAATGATTGGGTTGGCCCTTATTATGGCATTGATTTTGGTTTCAGTACTGACCCTATGGCTGTGGTCGAGTGTTGGATAAATGGGATGGACCTTTATATAAGGAGAGAATCGGTAAAGACTGGTGTTGAGGTGGATGATATGGTGGCGCATATTGAAAGAATTTCGCCTAAAGGGCAACCTTCAATGGTTAAAAGATACAATATCAACGCTGATAATGCTCGCCCAGAGTTGATTTCTTATCTTCAGAAGAAAGGTTATCGTGTTTCACCTTCAAAGAAGTGGAAAGGTTCAGTTGAGGATGGTATTTCTAAATTGCGCTCATTTAGACAGATTATTGTACACCCAGAATGTAAGCAGACTGAATTTGAGTGTAAATACTACTCGTATAAGGTTGACCGATTGACAGATGCCGTGCAACCTGACTTGGTTGATAAGAATAACCACTGTATCGATGCCATTCGGTATGCAATTCAAGATGTTATAGTAAGCAGATTACTCAATTATAATAAGTGGGTCTAATGGAAGCTCAAAATCTTTCGCAGGTGTCTGAATTTTTTGGCATCAAGTCAAAAGTAATGGACAAATTGGTCAATCTTGTTGCTGGAATAGGCAATAAGCGAGACAAAACAAGCTATGGAAGGCATTATCAAACGATATTGGGAGAGCAGGAATTGCTTGCAATGTATAAAGATACATGGATTGCGAGTAAAGCTGTTGATATTTTCGCTGAAGATATGACCAGAAAGTGGCGCGGATACAAGGGTGATAAGGAAATGCTCAATGAATTTATCAAGGCTGAGCAGAAATTTGGCGTTAAAAAGTCAGCATATGACGCCATTAAGTGGGCGAGATTGTATGGTGGTGCGGCTATTATACCTGTTTTCAAGTCTGATAACAATGCAAAAATATCTCAGCCACTTAAAATAGACAAAATTCGTAAGGATGAGCTTGCAAAGTTGCTTGTTGTTGATAGAACGATGATTAACGGTAATGGTTTGGTGCAGACTAATCCGTTGGAAGATAATTTTGGCTTCCCTGAATTTTACAATGTAAACGGCAACTTGAATAAGATTCACCATAGCAGAGTTTTCTGTTTTTATGGTGTTGATCTTCCATATACTGCAAAACAGCATAATAACTATTGGGGTGATTCTGTTATTCAGCGTATGTATGAGACAATTAACGATGCAAGTACAACGTTTCATTCTACTGCTCAGATGATGCTTGAGATGGTAACTGATATCATCAAAATTCCAAATCTAAGCACGTTCCTTGCTACTGAGGAAGACACGAATAAGATGGTCGAGAGATTCAATCTTATGAAATTGATGGGAAGTATATCTCAGTTGAAGATTCTTGATGCTGAAGAAGAATATGAAAGGCATCAGATTCAACTTCCTGGTGTCAATGATATTATTACTCAGTTCTTGACAATGGTTTCTGCGGCAGCCAATATTCCTGTTACTCGCTTTATCGGCACGTCACCGCGTGGTATGAACGCAACGGGAGAAAGTGACCTTGAGATTCACTATGAGAACGTACACTCAAAGCAGGAAAATGAACTGCGGCCAATTATGGATAAGTTGGATGAAATTATCCAGATGGCAACTTTTGGTTCTCTCATTGAAGATTACTCATTTGAGTTCCTTCCTTTGTATATGCAGGATGATAAAGAGTTGGCTGAAACCCAAGAAATCAACTCCAAAGGCAGGACATCGTATATGGAATCAAAAATTCTTCCTAAAAGCACGGTGGCGAGGCGCTTGGTAGACGAAGGTTGGGACATTTCTAAAGAGCATATTGCCAAACTTGAGGAATATGATAACAATATGGAAATAGATGAACCAGAGCCTGTGGTAAATGCCGCGCCAACTGCACCAGTAAAGGCAAAACCAAAAACTAAAGTAAAATAATAGTAAGGACGAGTTCGGGCATGTGTTACTATAATAAAAGATGAAATTAAATTAGCGTTGCCGTGCAAAGAATAGAGAGTATATAATAACGGCAGGAAGTTTATATATAACACGTCCGAACTCGTCGCTACTGCAAAAGTACGTAAAATAAAAATGTTAAAAAATTTTTGCTTTTACCGAATTTTTCTTATATTAAAAATAGATGACACCTACAAGCAATTATTACAATGAAGATAATCGACAAAGGACTGATAACGAGCCCTGTGATAACCGAAGAAGGTTATTTGGTTTGTGATGTTGATTTTGCTCGTGTTGGTGTTCAGATGTATTATAACTATCAATTCTGGCCAAATACTGTAGCAGGAAAGAGTCTAGTTGATAGAGTTGGCGTATACAGACCAGAAGAAGAGGTGTTTGATGAAGATTCGATGAACTCCTTTGCGCTTCTTCCTCTCACGCAAGACCACCCATTTGACTTTCTTGATGCTGAAAATACGAAGTTTCACGCTGTAGGAACTAGCGGAAGTGAAGTTAGAAAGAATGGAATCTACTTGAACACTCGCATTAAAGTTACCGATGCTGATGTTGTTGAAGAGATAATGAAGAATGGTAAAAAGCAGTTTTCAGCAGGTTATAACGCAGTTATTGTAGCTGAGAAAGGTGTACATGATGGGCAGGAATATCATTTTGTACAGCGTAATATTCGTGGAAATCATATTGCTGTTGCAATTGATAATGCAAGATGTGGTGAAGGTTGTTCAATTAAAGATAACAATAAAATGAAAGATTCAATTCTTGTTACAATCGCTGATGCAAAAGTTGAGCTCAGTGATGCTGTAAAGGCAGAAATCAAAAAGATGGAGGATTCAGCTGCTGAGTATGAGCAGAAAATTGCTGATGCCGAAGCGAAGGCAACTACTCTGAAGGCTGAGGTTGCTGAAATCCAGAAGAACTGGGACTCGTGCAAAGCCGCAAAAGATGAAGAGATTAGCAAGATTCAGGCACAGCTTGATGACGCTAAATCTAACATCAAAACGCAGGAGCAGATTGACGCAATTGTTGAAGAGCGTGTTCAGCTTGTAGCTGACTGCAAATCAATCGTTGCCGATGTTGACACCAAGCTATCTAACAGCGAAATGAAAAAGGCTGTTGTTAAAGCAAAGTGTTCTGATATTGCTGATTCAATTGATGCAAAATCTGCGGAATACATCGAAGCACGTTTCGACATCCTGAAGAGCCAGCAGCATATTGATTCCTTTAAGGTTGTTGATACTGACAGCAAAAAGGAAGAGTTTGAGCTTGTTGATTCACAGGAGGCTCGGAAGAATCGTTTTACAAACAAATAAACAAGGAAAACTACTATGGCAAGCGGTGGAGTTCAAACTTCGTATGATAGCGCGATGAGTGTAGCAGTTGCTGGTCTTAGGTTCAGCAATTATGGTCTCGTCACTTCGCGTATTGCTGAGGGTGATATCACCTTTGGTCTCGCAGTAAAGCGTGGCACTGATGCCGACAGTCAGGTCGCAGTTGGTGCAGGCGCTGGTTTTATTGGTGTTGCACTTCACACCATTTCTAAAGAAGCGGCAATCAGCGATGCAACCATCACGATTGAAGACACCGAAGGTGTTGATGTCATGAGGTCTGGTGTTTGCTGGGCATCTCCTTCCAACGCAGTTGATGCTGGTGATGCTGTTTCTATTGTTACAGCAACTGGCGTACTCAAGGGTGGCGCTGGAGAAGTTGGTGATACTGAACTTTCAAATGCTTACTGGGATTCAAGCTGTGGAGCGGGTGAACTTGCTCTGCTTGTTGTTGGTCTCGGTTCAGTTGGCACTGTTGTCACCGAGTAATAAACAATCAAAAACAAACAAGCGAAGAAAATGAAAACCAAAGTAAAAGACAGTAAAGGTCAGATTGTCGAGGTCATTGACAATTATGGCGTGCTCAATACACCTCAGGCGATGCGCGATGCTGATACTGGCATTTTCTTCGCTCGTGAGTTGGAAATGAAGCTAGCCAAGGCTTTTGAGGTGAAATATCCTCAGTTCCAGGCAAGGTCACTCTTCCCGATGAATACGGAAGGTGGTCCTTGGGTTGATACCATTGTTGCAGAATACTACAACAAGATTGGTGTTGCAGAAATCGGAACGGGTGAAGAGACTGAAATGCCCCGTGCCGATATCAAGGGTGGTGAACTTCGTTCAGTTGTTCGCCCAATCGTTACCAGCTTTGGTTACAGCTGGCTTGAAGTACAGCGTGCAATGCACGTTGGCAAGGCGCTTGAACAGCGCAGGGCTAATGCCGCAATTCACGCTTATGAGTACAAGCTGAATAACATTGCGTTCTTCGGTGATGAAAAGGCTGGCCTTGAAGGCTTCCTTACCAACACCGATGTTCCCAATTCTGCCGCCGCCGCAACTGGTACTGGTTCAGCCAGGACTTTTGCCAGCAAGATTGCGAACCCTCAGCTGATTATTGATGATATCAATGCACTCATGGCTAAGCCATGGTCTGATTCAAAGATGATCCACTTCCCGAACACCCTCCTGATGCCTCCTGATCAGTATCGTCTGATTTCTGAGACCAAGGCTTCAGCTTATACTGATAAGACCATTCTTCAGAGCCTGATGGAAAATAACATCTTCCTGAAGCAGGGTGGCAAGGTTCTCCCTGTGAACGAGCTGAAGGGCGCAGGTACTGGTGATAGTGATATCATGGTTGCTTTCGAGTACAACTCTGACAACCTTGAAATGTACATTCCATATGACCTTAACTTCTTTGCTGTACAGCAGAAGGGTCTCCAGTTTGTGGTTCCTGCTCTTGGCATGACTGGTGGTGTTATTTGGCGCTATCCGAAATCTGCAAATATCAACTACGGCATTTAAGCCATTGTTGAAAACTACAAATTGAAAAGCCATGACCGCATCGGAGTTTCTAGTTTTGTATCCAGAGTTTTCTGATACATCAGTTTATTCAACTGAAACTATTGAAGCTAGGATTGCCGATGCGGCAATGGAAATATCTGAAGATAAGTGGGCATTAAGGTATGAAAAAGGATTGTCAGCCTTAACAGCTCACTTTCTTTCTTTCCGTCAAACTGGGGCGGCAGGTGGAGGAACAACAAGAGCTGATGTTGTTGCTTTCGGTGGTGAAGGTATCAAGGTTGAATATGCGGATAGATACCAGCGTAACCGTACTGACATATATGATAAAACACCGTATGGACAAGAGTTCAAAAGACTCAGAGATATAGTGGCATATATGCAACCAAGACAATTTATTTCTTATGATTGAGCATTATAAAGCGGCACTCGCTGGTTTTGCCAACCGTACCGTTACAATCAAGAAATACATATCTGCAACTTATGACCCAGAAACTGGGACATATAGTAGCTCAGAAACAATTTATGATGGAATTGCTTGTAGAATATCAAAATACACCGAAAGGGATATAGCTAATGGTGGCGGGTTAATTAAACTTCAAGACAAAAAGTTTATTTTTCTTGCTGATGTATTCCCAACTTCTATGGGTGATAATATCAAAATTGTTTTTGATTCAAAAATTTACGAAGCGGTTCGCATAACGATGGATATGACTGAAAGTATAATCTTCGTACAAGGAAGAACATGAGTGATTTTCTTAACTCAATTGATTTGTTTAAGAAAAAAACAGAGAGTGCGTGCAAACTTGTTTTCAAGACTTCTGTTCTTGATTTGCAGGAAGCCGTTATGGAATCAACTCCTGTTAAAACAGGAAGACTGAAATCAAACTGGAGGGTGAAAGTTGGAACTCCAGAAGATACATCTCTTTATGCAAAGGTTGAATATGCTGTTGATGAAGTAGATGAGGATGAAGAATATGGCATTTTCTGAATTAAAATCATCAGCCTACAACTATAAGAAAACTATTCAAGAGGCTAAAAGCAGGATGTCTGCTTTGAATCTTGATGATAAGGTTTACCTCAATAATAATATTGAGTATGGCATAGGGATTGAATATGAAGGAAAATCCAAAAGAAAAGCGCCAGCTGGTATGTTGAGGATTAACGTTGCTAGATGGGACCAGATTGTAAGAGCTGCTGTAAAGAAAACAAAATTACAATTACGTGGCTAATCAAAGTAAAATATCTCAGGCGCTTGATATAAAACTTGGACAATTGTCTGGCTTACCAAGCACCGTGCAATATGAGAATACAACTGTTGAGTTGCCTGATACTGGACTGTCTTTAGAAGTATACATTATTCCTGGAAGAACAAGTTATCCAACTCTTGGAATTAATGCACCGGCTGATGAGTATGGTATTTATCAAGTCAATGTTGTTGCGCCTAGAAATGTTGGAAGAGGTGTAGCTATTGATTTTGCTGAGGACATAAGGTCACATTTTGCTAGGGGTTCAAAGCTGATTAGAGATGGTGTTGCAGTAAGAATCAACAATGTCACAATTGGTCCTGGAATAACTAGTGAAGATGACCAAAAATATAGAATACCTGTAAGTATTTATTACAAATCATTCTCAAACTAAAGGAGATACGATGTCTGAAATCGCAGTTGGTTCACAAGTAGAAACTCGTTTTATTACTGAAACCAGTTTTGGCGTTCTTCCAATTGACCCAGTAATGAAATTGCTCCCTGTCACTTCAAATACTCTGAAGCTGTCTAGAAGCACGATTGTTGATGAAACTCTCCGTGGCGACAGGATGGGAGGGGACGTGCGGATGGGTATGTACAAAGTTGATGGAGAACTTGTATTCAATTATAGGCATACTGAGTTTGATGAACTCTTGGCAAATATGCTTATGGGTGCATGGTCAGACAACGTGCTAAAAGCTGGTAGCACGGTGTCTAGCCAGACTGTTGAAACTGGTTATACTGATATTTCTCAGTATGTTCATTATCTTGGGCTTCGTGGTTCAACTATGAACATTTCTGTACAGCCAGATGACAAGATTCCTGCAACGATGACTTTTATGGGAATTGAGCAGTCGTCGATGACATCAACAACTGTTGCAGATTCAACATCTTCTTATACTAAAGAGCCTTTTGATTCTTTCAGCGGTTCTATTACTGAAGGTGGCTCTACAATCGCAATTGTTACTGGTATTGAACTTACTCTCACCAATAATCTTGCAGAAAGCCTTGTCATATTTAGTGATAAGAGAGCAGGTTTTGTGAGTGGTAATCTCAATGTTGAAGGCACTCTTACTGCACAGTTCTTGAACGCTACGCTGTTCAATAAGTTTAAGAATGAGACTGAATCTTCTCTTTCATTCACTTTCAATGATCCAGATTCAAATACTCACACGTGGTCTATCCCGAAGATTATTTACACTGACGCAGATATTACCGTGCCAGATGCAGGTGAGCTTGCTATGAGCCTTCCTTTCCACGCACAGTATGATTCAGTAACTGGTACCAAGATTCAGATTACTCGTAGTGTTTAAAACTCAATAAACCCCTAACAACTAAATTTACAAAAATGGACCTCGCACAAATCAAAGTAACCGCAAACGAAGGTGAATGGCTCCCTATCTACATGCCAGATAATGCAACCGTGATTCTGCATTTTTTTATGGTTGGTAGGGATTCAAATGAATGCAAAGAGGCTGGCAAGATTGCAACTGCAAACATCCGCAAATCAAAAGGCAATATGAAGCCTGAGCAGATTGAAGCAGATAACAAGCTTGTTGTTGCCGCTTGTATTAAGTCATGGCGTGGAGCAAAAGATGGTGATCCAGTTATTTATGCTGGTGAAGAGCTTGATTGCACCAAAGATAATAAATTGATGCTTTTTGATAAGCTCCCTTTTGTTTACCGTCAGGCAGATTCATACATTATTGAAGATGAAAATTTTTTCAAGGTGTAGGTGATGAATTAGTTACCATTTTAGAGAAAGAGCATCGTCTTGACCAAAAAATTGGTAATGTTACGAGAAGGCAACACTTAACTCAAATTGGCTCACAAACTGGAATTTATAGTGATGAATTAAATCCTCTAATAGTTCCAGAAGCTGGTTTGAATGTATGGGTTGCCTTTTTGGCTTTATCAAATGCGAGAAGCTCTATTGGTGGAATGGGTGGTGAAATGCGCTCAATCACCTACACCGAAATTGAGGCGTATAAGCGGTTGATGAAAATTGAATTACTTCCTTCAGAAGTTGATTTGATTAGACGTTTGGATAATGTTTACTTAAAATTGTTGGATAATGGATTTAGCAAGTCTCCAAATAAGCATCAAGGAAACGGGGGCACAAAAGGCAATAGGTAATATCAATAGCCTTCGTGATTCAGCAAAAAATCTTGCTGTTGCTATAAACAATTTGAGTAAAAAATTAGGTCGTACTAGCGCACTTTATAAAGGGTTAGTACTTATCGGGGAGGCGGCTAAAATTGCCTCTACGAATGTTAAAACACTGCAAAATAGTTTAGATTCTATTGGGGTAGGCAAATTATCCGAACTTGCAAAAGCTACAAGTCAACTTACAACCGCTACAGCTAAAACTTCAAAGATAGTTGAATCAATTAAGCGTGATGTAGAGAAAACTGTACAAGAACACGCTAAATCAGCTATACTTGAGGCAAAGCTCAATACTGAGCGTGAACGTGGCAAGAAAATAGTTACGCAGACTCTGGCTATACAGAATCGTAGCAATCAAGCTATACGAAATTCTGTTGCTTTAACCGAAGCAAATGTCAGCAGAATAAATGCCAGAACTTTCATGTCAACTCTGAAAGGCAATCAGCAGATGGCAATTGTTTCAGCTAGAGAGTTGAAGAATAATGAAATTGCAACAGAAAGGCTCAAAGTAGCAACAAATAATACTACAACAAGTATTATAAGGCAATCCACAGCCTTAAACAACAATGCTAGTTCAGCGGCAAGGGCAACTTTGGCTCAGAAGAGACTTGAAAGGCAAAACAGCGTTTCCAATTATCATCTAAAAAAGCACACCCAGTCTTGGTTCGCACACTGGAAATCAGTTGCAACCGGAATTATATTGTATCAGGGGATACGCTCTGGTCTAGCTGGTGTCTTAAGAGGCTTTCGTGCAGGTATTGAGGCAGTTGATGATTTTCAGGTGTCTGCAATTCAGCTTGGCGCTATTCTTTCCACTATGGCAAAAGGTGGTGACCCAATAGCAAACTTTACTGAAGCAAATAGGTACGCTGAATCTCTTATTCCTGTTCTTCAGAAGATTGATTTGCGCACGTCACTGAATCTTCAGAACCTGAAGGATATTACCCTAGAAATGGCGAAGCAGGGTGTGGTGCTTGATGCAACGAATAACAAGCATGTTGAAGGCTTTACTCGTATAGCCAACGCTGTCGCTTTGTATTCTCGTAATGGTCAGGATACTCGTCAGCTTCAGCAGGAAGTTCGTTCTGCACTCCAAGGGCAGACTCGTGACACTGATCAGTTGGGTAAATTGCTGAAGAACATCCTTGGTTCCTCTCTAAAGCCATCTCTTATTGCTTGGAGAGAACAGGGTGTTACTATTGAAAAGATTGGTGAATTACTTGTTGGTTTTGGACCTGCAAATGAAAAGATGTCCAATACTTGGAGCGCAGCAACAGCTTCAATAAAAACAGCTTTTGATATTATTGCTCGTGAGGCTTTGACTCCAGTACTTGCAGAATGGGTGGAACTTATTCAAAGGTTTAATGTTTACCTTATTGAAAATAAAGAGAATATCGCGAAGTCAATACAAGGTGGTTGGAATAATTTAAAAACAACAATAAAAGTTGTTGCAGATAATATATGGATTGCTAAAACAGCTTTTGAGGCTTTTGTCAGCGTAAAGATGATAAGAGCAATAATGGATATCAATAAGGCTCTTATAATTACAAGAGGCACATTGATTTCAATAGGTGCTGTTATGGCAGGTGAGATGATCATAGCAACTGGAGGGCTAGTTATAGCTCTCGGTGGCATTGTTTATACAATTGATAAGATGATTGAGCGTTGGGAAGTTTTTACAAATGCATATAAACTTTCAAAGCTAGCATTTAAAGGTGAAATTAGTCTTGGTGATTGGATAACAGCTGGCCCACAAGATGCCCAAGATATATTGGATAGGTATGCAATCAATAAGACATTAGAGCAAAGTAAAGATTGGAGCGGGAGCCATAGTACACCAAATACAAGATTGGCTGGTGACTGGTCAGGCTCAGTGGGCGCAGAAATTGCCCCTGGTGTTTATACAAATAGGACATTTGATGAAAAGACTGGTATATGGAAAACATCAATTTATAATCCTAAAGAGAACAAGTATGGTGTTGGCAAGTTAGGTTTTGATCTTAATCCTCCAAAATCTGATGAAGATACAAAAGCACTTAGTAAAAAAATTGCGTTCAACAACGCACAGAAAAGAGCTGAACAACTTCTTTTATCGTTGATTGATAAAGAAAGCAAGTATGAAACTATCAAAGATAAATCAAAGAAAACACTTGATGAAGTTAATAAACTTGAGCTTTTAAATCAAAAGTACGCAAAGCAAGGAACAGTAATAACTGAAGAGCAGATTGCGCTGGCCAAAAAACTTATAGCTGAAAACGAAAAACGTGCTTTGACTCAAGCAGCTGGTGGATCAGAAGCTGTATATCAGCAACTTGAAGATGACCTTGCAGAATATGATAGATTCTATAATGCCGGTTATATCAAGAACAATGAATATAATGATAAAGTTTTCCAATCAAAGTTAGAGGCAAGCAAAAAAATAATTGCGCTTGATAATTCCACTTTTGGAATAATGACTCAAGCACTTGTTCAGTGGTCAGATTCTTGGTCAAATACTCTAAATGATATGGTATGGGGAGCGGAAACATCGTTTACTCAGATACTTGAATCATTTGGGCAGATGATTACGCAAATGATGATTCAAAAGCAGTTTGTTGATCCTATTGTTGGTGGATTGACTAATTTCGCTACAGGTGCGCTTGGATCAAGTGGTGGTACTGACTATACTGGCTCTACAGCGGCAGAGTGGGAATCTTGGGGCTTTGCAAAAGGTGGTATAATGACTTCTGGTGGACCTATGCCTTTGATGTCTTATGCCAGCGGTGGTGTAGCTAATAGACCACAGGTTGCATTGTTTGGAGAGGGGGCTATGGCAGAGGCTTACGTGCCACTTCCTGATGGCAGGTCTATACCTGTTACGATGAAAGGTGGAGAGCAGTCTTCTGTTCAAAATATAAAGGTTGAGATTGTTAATCAGAGTAACGAAGAACTCAAGGCTACAACAACTCAAACTAAACAAGACGCATCAGGAACCGTGCTGAGCATAGTGATTGATGGCATCAATAGAAACAAGATGGGATTAAGGGACATAATTAGCCAACGATAATGCCAACGTATCCAGCAACACCAATACCAAGTGTAGGCACGAAAGATGCCACAGTCATCCCTATTATCAAATCTGAGGCTGAAGGGAACTATATTCGTGTTCGTAGGCGTGCAACAAGAAAGCGTGAGACACTTGAATTGAAGTATTCAAAGATGACCTATGAAGATTATGATACATTGCGGACGTTCTTTATTGAAAATCAAGGTACTGCTTTTACTTTCGTTCATCCTGTTTCTTCTGTTGAATATACAGTTGTTTTTACTATGGATAAGTTAGAGAGAACGATGTATGAGACTTATGTTGATGCTACAGTTATTTTGGAGGAATTATGAGTGTAGCTGACCTTAATGCGCTACAGACTGATGCTGTTGTAGTCATATGCCTTGACATTGATATACCTGCAACACCACAGATACATATCACCAATAATAACGAAGATGTAATTTTCGGTAGCAATACATATACTCCATTTCCGTTTCAGATTGGTGAATTAGGCACAGCTTCAAAAGGTGAGGTTCCTGAATTACAGATACAAATTGATAATACAAATAGAGTCATCGAGGCGTATCTTCAGCTGTATGATCAATACTTAAAAGTAAATGGCATTAGTGGAAATGATATAGAGCTTACGCTGTATGTTGTTAATACAAAAGATACTTCAAATGCTATAATTACTGAGTATTTTATACTAACCTCATTTAATACTGATAACCAGTGGGCTTCTTTCAAGCTTGGAGCTTTATCACCGTTCACAATGCGTTATCCAAGGCGCAGACTTATCCAGAATTTTTGCGCATGGAAATTCAAATCAACTCAATGTGGGTACACGGGTGCTGAAACCACTTGTGATAAAACACTAATGCGGTGCAGAGAGCTGAATAACTCTGGTAGATTTGGCGGCTTCCCTGGAATTGGCAAAGGTATAAGGTTGTGATAAACATACGAAAATATATTGGTATTCCTTTCGTAGATAGAGGAGACTCTTTTAAAGGCGCAGATTGTTACGGCTTGTTAAGGCTATTCTATAGGGAAGAATTCGGGCGATATATAGCAGACCCTCTAATTACTTGCGATAAATGTTATAAGGTGTTTTCTCAATATCTTATAGAGATACGCAAGCATTGGAAAGAGATACCTGAACCAGTAAATTACTGCGGTGTTGCAATAGCGAATGAACCAAGGTTGCCAAATATAGTTCAGCATTTCGGCATTTACATTGACGGTAAAATACTACACACTCTCAAAGGTGTAGGATCACACATTGTTCGTGCGGATAAGAGCTTCATGAATGTAAAGAAGTATTACGAATGGCAACAGTAGTAACATATAGCAATCCGCTTGACCCTCTATCAAGAACAACTCAGTTGGTGGATGCTGTCACAAGCTCTGACTTAATTCGTGATCTTGAGTATGATGCTGAAGTTTATGATATTGTCATAGCACGCAACAATGAGATTGTAGAAGAAGAATTCATCATTAAAAAAGATGACATTGTAGCAGTTATACTTGCGCCTAAAGGTGGCGGGGGTGGTGGAAAAAG